AAGGCTTACGTCAATGAGGTACATCTACGTGCCTTCAATAAGAAACTTAAAGGACTCTATTACTTGCGAACTTCCGCAGGTGCTAAGGCTGATACTGTCAGCTTCAAGCCAACTCGTGTAGCTCTTACTGACTACCCTGTTGATGATGATGAGTGCCTAAGCTGCCAAGGATAAACAATGACCTTATTAACACCTTCAAAAGCTTTTAAACCCTTCTCCTATCCTAGCTTCGTCAATCAAGCAATTGAACATGACAAGCTACATTGGGGTGAATGGGAATGTGACTTAAATGAAGATGTAACTCAGTGGAAGTCTGGAAAGATTAGCCCACCTGAGAAGAACTTTATCACCCAAATCCTTCGGCTATTCACGCAATCTGACGTGATAGTTGGAGGTAGTTATGTTGATGTATTCCTACCTCGTATTAAGAACAACGAGGCTAGGATGATGATGCTGTCCTTCGCTCACCGCGAGACTGTTCACATGCGTAGCTATGCACTTCTCAATGACACCCTTGGATTTCCTGAAGCTGAGTACACAGCCTTCCTTGAATACGATGCGATGGCTGAGAAGATTGAGTTCATGCAGACCTTTGATGCAGACACTAACCAAGGCCTAGCGAAAGCTCTGGCCCAGACTGTGTGTAATGAAGGTATGTCTCTGTTCTCTGCATTCGTAATGCTTCTTAACTTTCAACGCTTCGGTAAATTAAAAGGCATGTGTGAAATAGTTGAATGGTCCATTCGTGACGAGACTATGCACGTGGCTGGCATGACTGAAGTATTCCGTTCACATATTAATGAACACCCAGAGGTAGTCACAGATGAGTTCAAGTTATCTATCTACGAAATGTACCGCACTGCTGTACAGCTTGAAGATAAGGTTATTGATTTGGCGTTTGAATTGGGAAGTATGGAAGGTCTCACGGCGGCTGAAGTCAAGAGCTACATCCGCTACATCGCAGACAGACGCTTAGTAAATCTAGGATTAAAGCCCAATTGGGATATTGAAGAGAACCCACTGCCTTGGCTTGATTGGGTATTAAATGGCGATAGCTTCAAGAACTTCTTTGAAGGTCGCGTAACTGACTACTCAGCAGACGGGATGTCTGGTGAATCATGGGGATGGTAAGAACTATGTCTCGACAAGTACGTAAGCAAAAACCTAAACGAGAGATTAAAGAAAAGTTTGAAGAGGAGCGCACACCACGTAGGGCGCTTCACCCTAAGACTCAGACTCAAGCCCGTTACATTGAGGCGATTAACAACTTCACCCAGACCATTAGCTTAGGCTGTGCTGGTACAGGTAAGACTTATATCGCCAGCACTATGGCTGCTCAACTATACATGAAAGGTACTATCGACAAGATAATCCTGACGCGTCCTAACGTGCCTTCCTCTCGTTCACTAGGGTCATTTCCTGGGACTCTAGAAGAGAAGATGGCTCCTTGGACCACTCCTGTCGTTGAAGTGCTTAGGAACTGTATGGGCGGTGCTTATGAGAATGCTATCAGACGTGGTGCAATCATTGTTGCCCCGTTTGAAACCATGCGTGGTTCATCATTCAGTGATGCATTCGTAATTATGGATGAAGCTCAGAACACCACACCAGAAGAGATGAAGATGTTCACCACCCGTATAGGTGAGAACTGCCGCATCGTAATTAATGGTGACATTAAACAGTCAGACATTCGCACAGCTAGCGGATTGTCCACAATCATTGACCTTGCTCAACGATACAACCTACCAGTGCCTGTGATTGAGTTCACCATTGATGATGTTGTACGTAGTCCAGAGTGCAAAATGTGGATAGAAGCATTTGACAAAGCTGGAGAATGATTAAATTGCATTATAAGGAAGTCTTATGACTATTGACAAATTCCCCGTTGTCTCAACTGAGTTAATAAAAGCTCTTAAGGAATTCTTTCCCATCACTGATAGAACTCTGGCTGCATCTCATGATGACATTCAGAAGACTAGAGGTATGTACGACCTAATTAATTTTCTCACTCACGTTAATGACGTGCAAACTAACCCCGACTCGGAGTAATAATTATGTGTTTTGGTTCTACACCTAAACCTAACCCACCTGCACCACCACCAGCTGACCTAGCACCTGCTGCCCCACGTATTGGAGCTAACGGTGACGTTGATAACAAACGTGCTCAGAACAACAAGAAGAAGAAAGGCACATCTAGCTTGCGGATTGATTCCCAAGTAGGTGGCACTTCTGCTACTGGTATTAACATTCCAAAGAAGTAAATCTATATGACAGCTATACGCCAACGCTATGAGCGTTTGGAAGCGGCTCGTCAACCTTTCCTTGATAGAGCTAGGGATGCAGCCAAGCTGACCATTCCTTCTCTTCTACCTCCTGATGGGCATTCAGCACATTCAAAGTTATACACTCCGTTCCAAGGTATTGGCGCACGTGGTGTAAACAACTTATCTTCAAAGATGTTGCTGGCTCTACTTCCACCTAACTCTCCGTTCTTCCGCTTAACTGTGGATGACTTTAAGTTACAGGAATTAGCCCAAGAAGAAGGCGCAAGGGCAGAAGTTGAAGAAGCGTTATCCTCAATTGAACGTGCCGTGATGTCAGAGATTGAAGCCTCTTCAACTCGTATTGCTGCATTCGAAGCTATTAAGCACCTGTTAGTTGCAGGCAACGTACTGTTATACCAACCTGATAAAGGTGGCATGAGAGTATTCCACTTGGACCGTTACGTTATGAAGCGTGACCCAATGGGTAATCCACTAGAAATCATCACTAAAGAAGATGTGTCACCTAGTGCCTTACCTGAAGAGATACGTGACTTACTAGAGACTTCTGATGAAGACACTAGCCAAGACGAACCTGTAGCTCTGTTCACACACGTCATCCGTAGAGATGGTAAATGGAACGTCACACAAGAAGTGGCAGGTATTCCAGTTCCTGAAGCAACAGGTACTTTCCCCCTAGATAAATCCCCGTGGATTCCATTACGACTAAGCCGCATTGATGGTGAGTCTTATGGTCGTGGCTATGTAGAAGAATATCAAGGTGACTTAAATTCACTAGAGACTCTTACACAAGCTATCGTTGAAGCCGCAGCCGCTAGTGCCAAGGTACTATTCTTAGTACGTCCCAATGGTACGACACGAGCGCGAGTCCTAGCAGAAGCCCCTAATGGAGCTATACGCGAAGGAGACGCTAACGATGTAAGCACTCTGCAAGTCCAGAAGTCTGGCGATATGCAGATAGCTTTCCAATCCTCACAGGAAATCAAAGAGCGATTGTCCTTTGCCTTCCTTATGAATTCCTCAGTACAGCGTAAAGCTGAACGAGTGACAGCTGAAGAGATTCGCTACATGGCTTCCGAATTGGAAGATGCCCTAGGTGGTATCTACTCAATCTTGAGTCAGGAATTCCAACTCCCATTAGTTAACCGCCTATTACTCCAGATGCAAAAGCAGAAGAAAGTTCCGCAATTGCCAAAGGGTTTGGTGTCACCAACTATCGTTACTGGTCTTGAGGCTTTAGGCCGTGGCCATGACTTAAATAAATTAGCTGCAATGCTCGACCATCTAGCTCCACTAGGCCCTGAAGCAATTCAGAAGTACATGAACATCGGTGATTACATTACCCGTGTAGGTACTTCATTAGGCATGGATATGGGTGGCTTGATTAAATCTCAAGAAGAGATGCAACAAGAAGAACAGCAAGCAATGATGATGCAAACTGGACAACAGTTAGCTCCTCAAGCCTTTGATGCTGTGAAAGAGCAAATGCAACAACAACCCCCACAAGGAAATGAATAAACAACATGGTAGATTCTGTAACTATTGCCCAAGGTGAAAAAGAAGATGACCAAGCGCACATTGATGCGATGGTAGCTAAAGCCAACGGTGATGCACCCCAGACCCCAGACAACCAAGAGTCCGATACGGATGAAAGGCCTGAGTGGTTACCAGAGAAGTTTAAGACTCCAGAAGATATGGCTAAGTCTTATGCTGCACTTGAAAAGAAAATGTCAGGCGGTAAAGAACCAGAAGCAGAAACTGCTGATGAGACACCTGCTGAAATTCCAACCAACGATGATGCTAAAGAAGCTGCCACTAACGCAGGATTAGACTTCGATGCTCTGCAAACAGAGTATGGTTCGAATGGAGGACTATCTGATGAAACCTACGAGGCCATCAATAAGTCTGGCATTCCACGTGATGTAGTTGATTCATACATTGCTGGTCAAGAAGCACTAGCCACCCGTATACGTACTGACATGTTCAGCACTGTAGGCGGCGAAGAGAATTATGGCAACATAATGCAGTGGGCTTCCTCTAGTCTTGATAAGACAGAAGTCGATGCATACAACAATGTCATGGGAACCTCTGACCCTGCACAAATACAACTGGCCGTTCGCGGTCTTAACGCTAAATACCAAGCAGAGAATGGAAGTAACCCTTCCTTGCTCTCTGGTGAGACTACTGCAAATGCAGGTACAAAGTTCGAAAGCGTTGCACAGGTTACCGAAGCAATGCGTAACCCTAAATACAAGACTGACCCTGCGTTCCGCAAGCAAGTCGAAGCTAAGTTAGCGCGTTCTAGCGTTATCTAGCAAATCGGGTAGGCCTATCTACAGGTCTATCCAAACCTCCTCTAAAAGCTACAAGCTAAACCACTGACAAATACATTGCCCTTGCGGGGGACAACACTGTGAGAGTCACGGAAAGGCTGAAGCCTCAAGGGAACATTAACTTGAAACTTCAACACCTCTCTAAGGACTATTAAAATGAGTAATGCAACTGTATCAAATCTTGGCCAAGTAAATGGCGCTGGCGCAACTGATGCGCTATTTCTAAAGCTATTCGCTGGCGAAGTAATCACACAATTCGAAGAAAAGAACGTAATGGCTCCATTGCATTCTGTTCGTACTATCTCTAACGGCAAGTCTGCTTCATTCCCAGTTATGGGTACTGCAACTGCTTCTTACCACAACGTTGGTGAGGAAATCTTAGGTGGTTCAATCAAAGCAGCTGAGAAAGTTATCTCTGTTGATTCGCTACTTGTAGCACCTGCTTTCATCGCCAACATTGATGAAGCTAAGAACCACTACGATGTTCGTTCTACTTACACTAAAGAGTTAGGCAACGTACTTGCTAACACATACGACAAGAACATCTTGCGCGTAGTTGTACAAGCTGCACGTGGCGCTGAGACCATCACTGGTTCTGGCAAGTCTGGCACTGTAATCACCAAAGCTAACTTCACCACTTCTGCCAACATCGTAGCTGCATTGTTTGCTGCTGCTGAAGAAATGGACGGCAAGGACATCCCAGAAGATGACCGTTGTGCTGTTGTATCACCAGCTATCTACTACAAGCTTGCACAAGACACTACTGTCTTGAACAAAGATTGGGGTGGTGAAGGTGCATACGCTGAAGGCAAGGTATTACGTATTGCTGGTATCACTATCGTTAAGTCTAACCACATCCCAACTGGTGTGCAGACTGCTACTGCTGGTGAGAGCAACACTTACCACGCTGACTTCTCTAAGACTAAGGCTGTGGTATTCCACAAGTCTGCTGTAGCTACAGTTAAGTTGATGGACCTAGGTCTTGAGTCTGAGTACGACATTCGCCGTCAAGGAACTCTATTCGTTGCTAAGTATGCAATGGGTCATGGCGTATTGCGTCCAGAAGCTGCTATTGAATTAGCACTTGCATAAG